GCTCACGTTTTAATTTATTTAATTTTTGTTTTTTAATTTTGTGATAGTGAATGATGTAGCTACCATCATCTTTTTGTATAAGTGCCGCTTCCATTAGATATTTCAAACGTTCAGGGACCTTTTTATAGAGCAATGCCGAATTATTATGATGATCTGAATTATCCGCGACATAATCTGGATTAGCAACCAATTCTTTTAACAATAACATTTGTTCCAACGGAAATTCTGTGCCATGCTTTTCTAAGATTTTTGCCAAATTCTTACCGGTCACTTGTACACGTTTTAGTAACTCTTCAGTCCCTTTTACACTTGGCAACTGTCCAATTGTATAACTCTCTGAAAGACTTCGTTCAATACTCTTGTAAGGTAAGTTCCCTTTTGATATATCATCCCACAAATTTGTAAGATCATCTTTTAGCTTCTCAAAATCGTTATCATTAACCTTGATATCGCCATTCAACTCTTCCTCGTCCGGCATAACCGTAGACCGGCAATTGTAATGGAACGGGGGCATGTTTACCCCGACTTGCGCGTCCTCTAGCTTATAGAGTTTATCTTCTTGTGCAATATTCCGACAAATTTGAGTCGTCCGATCATCTAGCACGACCAAGATCCGATAGTGTTTCAAGCCTTCGCGCTTGTATCGCTTGATCGTCGCACGATTGACGACGGCTGTTGCGTCCGTCCGAATCAATGTTTCTGCTCGTGAACGTGCTACATTGAACTCTTTTCGAATTTCTCGAGCCATATCTTGCGGGCTATCTCCACGGATAAAACCTTGACGGAATACCTTTTTGAGACTATCTGCGAGGCTGTCCGTATTGCCCCATAATTGCGCGGAATAATTCCGACCGTTGAATGGTGTCTTGATGACTTCTTCAAACGCCGGACGGTTGATTGCGCCCGAACGGCCACCGATTGACTTACGATAGGCGTATTCTGCCACGTCATAGAGATATTTCTCGAAGCTCTTATGCAACGCCCCGGCTAGCACACCGGCCCGATAGACGGCCTCTGAATTGAGCACTTGGAGACGTACTGCCCGAGCTGACGCGTATTGCTCATTTAACCGGCGCAAGAGCTCGGGATCTTTCTCCGCTTGCTCGCGATACCGTTGAGCGTTCTCTGCATAATCGCTCAAGTCTTCGCCTCGGAGGCGCTTCATTGCGTCTTGGTAAGTGATCTCGTGGTCCTCTGCGAAGCGTGTATAGAAGTCGAATACTGACCTTTGAAGGCTCGCGGATTGCTCACGATAGATCTTTTCCATTTCAGCAAAGAAATTGATATCCTTCCGATCGACATATTCAAAGATCTCACGGGCTCGGGCTGTCCAGTATCGATCATGATCCTCGAGGGTTTTCAGATTCTTCAACTTGTTCGTCATCTGTCGCCTCTCCGTCTTCTTGCTTCTCGAAACGTGGCAATGTTTCGAGTTGTTCTTTGGCCTCGTCCTTCAAACGCTCGAGCTCGACTTCTGCGTCGATTCCAGTCACTTGGTTTAAAATCTCGAAGATCGTTTGCTCGCTCACGATACCGTAAAGTGTGCGGACCATTTCAACAATCTCTTTTTCGTTTTGTGGAATATTCGGACGGAATACGATCGACGTCTCATTGATAAGTTCGTAAGCCGTGCTTTCGTTTCCTTGGATTTTCCAAATATTCACCGCAAGCCGTAAACGTCGCATAAGCCCAGATTCAAAGAGATCTTGCTGTTGCTCGCGATAGTTGTCAGCAGCCATCAACTTATATTTCATGGACTCGCCCGATTGAACACCTCCAAAGTTGCTGTCTAGCGTATCCGGCGTAAAGGTAAAGCGTAGAATATCATTCACGAGACGCTCTTTATACGCTTCAGCGCCCGCGCTATCATACTGCTTAACGAGATAACTTGCATCTGGTGCTGATCCTCCCGGGTTCGGGTTATCATCCAAAATAAGCACTTGAGCGCGCTTATAAGCCATGGACACACCAAGGCGACCGTTTGGATTGATTCGGCCGTCTTCAAAGAAGTCCTTCTCGTCTGCTCCCGTGTACGGGTTGCCCTTAATCAGCAAAATCGCGTCATTGCTGTTTTGTTGGAAGTTAGCAAGCTCTGACTGTGACAAGTCGTAAGCGTCGATATTGTCCAATACTGACTCATACGATCCGAGGCGCTCTTCATTGTTGCTGTACTCGTTGACCGGTACGCCGTGGAAGAAATGCTCTTGCTCGTCTTTGAGCTTCATCCCGTCACTCTTCCGCGAGCTCCACTCGTAAGTATAGACGCGATCGGCTGTATATACTTTGATAATTGTCTTCCGTTTAGCGTCGCCGTAGTCAACGTCGTAATAGTTGACCGCCATCAAAGAATTCTGTTCGTAAGTGTCGTCGTAAATGACAAATGTTTGCTCGGGGCTCAACTTGTACAGCTTGACCCAAGCGACACGATCGCGCTCTGTTACGGTCAAAAGCTCATAGGCCCGACCATAGACGCAAAGATCCTTCTTAATTGACGAGTTGTGTTTCTTCTCGTTGTTCTTTGCGGAGAATACCTTGATATTCTCAAGGACCACGTCGTCTTCATTCTTATACTCGACCGGATTCCCGAGCATATAACCTTGTTCAAACATAGTGATATACTTTGCGAAATCGCTCGAGATACGGTTGTCTGCTGCTGTCGAGTCTTCCTTATCTGGTCGATACTTGATATTATTGTCGCCCTTATAATAGCGCTTGAGCTCTTGCAAGCGTGGCAATTGTTCTTTCTTGTGCCGGTTGACGTATCGCTTCAATTGCTCGATCCATACGCTAGACGCATAATCGATGACTGCGAAGTCTTCGGTCATCATCAAAAAATGGTCGTTCGCATGATCGGCGAAGCGTGTCCCTTTTAAAAAATTAGTAACCAATTTTACCTCCCAAAGTAATATGACGCGTTCTTCATTCGTTCTTGTACTGACTTACTTTGCAAGATACGATCTTGTAACGCGTACCGAATCGCGTCGATACAATGATTGTACGAATCGACGGGTTCGTTTATATATTCGTTTGTTTTCTTATCTTTTTTCCATGTATAATTTTCAAGCTCTTCGATCAACTTCACGCAGCGCTCGTCAACTACCCAGTCGTATTGGAGGAGGTATTGTATCCCTTGCATAACTGATCCCGGTCCTTTCTGTACATCGATAACTCGAGGGATTCCCAAATTTCGAAGTTCTTGATTTGATTTCTTTTCCGCTGAATCCGCCCGGATCTGCTCTTTCGCATAACCGAGGGACTTGATAGCCTCCGCGATCTTGTCGTTTGTCAGTCCTTTTCTGACATATTCCTCAACGACGTATAGCTTGCGATTCTGATCGTCTATTCGGACGTGTAAGAAAGCGCTCGGGTCGTTGATGAATCCATAGTCAAGCCCGAAATAGGCCGGCAAGTGTTCCCACTCGGAAGGATTGAGGAGACGCTTTTCGTACTTTGGAAAAACGAGCTTATCAAGCGTTGCAAACTCACCTAAAGCGTATATCTTGTAATAGGCTTCATTCCGGCTTGCTAGCTCCTCAATATTCTCTTTCGTGATATCGTCAAGAAAGCGATTGTCTTTGTATGTTGTTTGATAGACGACCGTATTCTTCGGCGTCTTGACAAAAAACGCATTATATACCCAATTGACTTTCGAAACGGGGTTAAACATTAGGAAGATTTGTCTCTTCTTGTGTTTCTTATCCCGAAGGCGTAGCGTCAATTGTGTATAATCGTCAAGCGTAAATTCCGAAGCCTCTTCCATGACTACGTCAGAAATACCCTTGATGGACTTGATTTTCTCCGGATTATCTAACCCTTTAAAAATAAATTGAGCCCCATTTGGGAGCTCGATCCGGTATGCTGAATTATTGACCTTGCACTTATCGAGCAACTTCCACGTCTCGAGGCATTGCTTCACGTCTTCAAAGATCGAGTCGTACACCGTCGCCCCGACTTTTCGAAGAAAAAGGACTTTCCGTGGATACTTCCAATCTTGACACGCCTTGAATACAACCTTCTGGATCACTCCGTGGCTCTTACCGCTAGAAGCTCCGCCATAATGTACCTCAGTGAAGGTATCATAGTCGGTCAGCTTGTCATAGATATGCTTATTAAAGACCCGGCTCGGATAGTTGAATTCGATCTTGATCCGTGGTCTAGTCGTCGTCATCCCACTCACCAACTTTTATTTCAATTGTCCGTTGAGTGATCTCTTGCTTATCAACAAATAGCCCGAACCGCTTCCCAAGATCAACCGCCGCACTCCGTCGCGTTGATACATTTGGTACAGCACTAACGACCCGTTGTGTGCCTTCGCCGTCCAAAACCAAAAGGGGCTCGGTCACTTCACCACGCATGACAGCCGTTAGGAACTCGAGGACCTCTTGCTGATCCGCAACGCGTTCGGACTTCAATTTCTCAAGTCGCTCGTCTATATAAGCCTTTACGTTAGGGTTTGTTAGGAGTTGGCTTGCACTCGCTCGAGCTGCTGCGTCCTTCTTAACACTCGGATAGGCCTTTTTATATGCTTGTGTCGCATTGAGCGAAATGATATATTCGTCAGCAAATTTTTGTTGTTTTTCCGTCATCCCATCACAACGCACCCCCTTTCGTCGGTTATTTTTAGCGATAAAAAAACAGCCCTCGGAGTATTAAGGGCTGTTTTGTGAAGATTGGAAAGGTTCGACAAGGTAAAACCTCGTCTAAGCGGACGGGCGGAATCGAACCGCCTTTTTTTAAAATAAAAATTAGGAGACCCACGAAAAAAGTTGCTGGTGTTTTCTGAATGGTAGATTTTTTAAAATGAAAAGCCTTTCGCCCGCAATGAAGATTGTCGTTTCCTTCAATCTTCCGATAATACAATTTTAACACCTTTTTTTTTACATTTTTCCCAACTTTTAGCGTGTTTTTAGAGAAATACTTGTATATTTCTTTTCCAGTCCTTCAAAGAACGGTTTGATGATATGCCGATAGACTGAATTCTTTGACATGAAGAGCTCAAGTGCCACTCCTTCAACGTTTTTCGATCTAGTGACATAGAGTGCCTTGATTGCCTCCCAGCTCGAGGGAGCGCACTCGCTCGTGTATTCTGTGATCGCCTCTTCAAGCGTATAGAGCCGAATCAATTCCGGATCATTTTCTTTGAGAATAACGTTCTTTAAGGCTTCCGGCGTGTTACTTGCTGACTTGCTCTTAATGAACCAATTCTCGTCGAAATTTTGATACGGGAAGGTGATCTCTTCAATTCGCTCTTTGATTTCTTTGTCAAACGGATATCTTCGAAGCGCGTCGATCAGATATCCATATCTTGTTTCAATTCGCAAGCTCCCCTCCTTTCTAGCTTCTAGCTATTTACTTTTCTTTTTCGTAAACGTCAAAGACGCCTCTCTTGTGACTATTCCGGAATTTCATCGCTTCGGCTTTCGTTTCGAATTCAAACTCTTCGAACGTCGTCGAATGATTGCAATCCCAACGCGTCAGCTTGTCATACTTTCTCACGATATAGACTTTCACATTATCCCCCTACGCCGTTCCGTATCAGCAGCCTCTTGCAACTCTTGGGCCGCCTTCGAGTTATATTCAGCGTTTAGCTTGTTTATTATAGTATCTTGCATTTTGTCCCGCTCGTTTGCTTTTTCGATCGAGCGCTCATGCTCTTCGATCTTTAGTTGCATTTCTTTTGTTCGTTCTTCTAGCGTCACGATCCGAGCGTTCATATTGACGCAACAAACGACGAGCACGATGACGAGGACCGCAAGATTCAAGATCCCCAGTATATAGTTTTTCATTTTTTGTCCTTTCTGTTCGCTCTAAACGCGACGACCGAAGCCCACGCAAAACTAACACGCCAAA